GTCCAAACGCTTGGGTCCATAGTGTAAACAGCCTGTTTATCAGTAATATTGAGGGCTGACAAAGCAGCACCATAGCTTTCAGGCCACATACTTAACCTGTAAGTCGCCACCGCCAACTCGCACCATGGCTCACGGGTATTGGGGGCTTCAGCACAAGCCAGTCTGTACCACTTCAAGCCCTCATGAATAATGCCTAGTTCTTCATGGGATTTACCTAGTATACGCATGGCATAGCACCGCTCATTAGGCCAAATAGCTTCAGGCATGGCTAGATACTTGTTTAAAGCCTCTATAGCCTCTTGCCAACGAGAATAGAAAGTAAGTTCTCGGGCATGGTAAAAAGCGTTTCTAGGGCAGTTTGGGTCTTCTTTGACAGCCAATTCAAGCAGTGGCATATATTGACCACGAGACTTGGTGTTGTCAGGATGGTGGCTGACTAAGAGCATATCCGTATGGGCATAGATTTCCTGAATCCTGCCATCAGGACGGGGATATTCATGGACTGGATGATGCCAGTGATACCCATGGCGGTGATGGATTTTTTCGTAAAAAAAGGAAATTCCACAACCCCAATCAAACTTGTAGCGCAGTCGGGTGGTATTTTCCATCCAAACCCGCTCAATTTCCTCACGCCAACCTTCTTCTAAAACTTCATCAAGGTCTAGGCTAATACAGACATCAAAGTCTGGTGGGATAAGGTTTAAAGCAGTATCACGAGCTTTGTCAAACCTCCAAGGTCTGACAGCAATGTCGTAAACCTTTGCACCGCATTCCAATGCATATTCAACTGTTTTATCAGTAGAGCCTGTATCTGCAATCAGAATCAGGTCCGCATCTTTTGCTGAGTCACAAAAACGATGAACAAATTGCTCTTCATTTTTACATATGGCGTACACGGCTATTTTCATTGCTATTCCTATGCTAGTTTATAAAGATTCTATTTGAGCCTGAAGTGCTTGTAATTGTGCAAGCAGTTGTTCTTTTGTTGGCGGTATTGGTGTAGATCGTGGAACATAAGCCGCATCATTGGCTTCTAATTCTGCAATTTCTTCAGGCGTTAAATCAATTCTTTCGCCATTAACCATTTTATGTGTGTACATGATTAACTAATCCCGTAAAGTTTAAATGTGCCTGATTTAATGTTTCCTGAATAAGCAAAAAACCGAATCGCATTAACTGCGCCAGTAGTTTGATTTCTGTATCCACCTCCAATAAAACCGCCAATGTTTGAGCCGTACAAAAACCCAGTTGTATACCAAGTAGCAATGTTTGCGGCAGAGGGGTTTACTAAAGTTAAAGTAAAAGATATTCCACCAAGATTTGTAGTGGTATCTACATTATCCGTATTTATGTATGCACGATCATCCGTGGATAAACCACCACTCCAAGTTGTGTTTCCTGTATTGGCGTATGTAGAATTGTAGTTACTAGCACCCGAATCATAACTAGTGCCATTATTAGTAGAAGTTCTAAGACATAAATTTGTAAATGATGCTAATACAACATTAGAAGCAATTACGACATAACTTTTGTAAGTAGAAGTTAAACCAGTAAAGTCTATTGTTGCGCTTGTACTTGCAGTAGCCGTACTAATTAAAGTCATAGCACCCGCACTAGGCGTAATCCAACTACCATTACCCGCTAAAACAGTAGAACCTGATGGCGTACCCGTAGCATTAATACCAGTAACATTTAATGTTCCTGTACTGGTTACATTGTCGGCAAATGCGCCTAGATTGCGTGGGATGCTCATAATTACTCCGGTTGTGTAGGCCAGTTAATTTCCCAAGGAAATCCTGATTGCTTTGTAATGTCTCTTAATGATTGACGATAGGTTGCCCATATTGCTTTGTCAACAGGTGCATCTTCTACTTGTGTCCAATCACATTCTGACAATTTAGTATTGCGTTCTTTGCGTACAAATTCTTTTTGAATTTTATCTAATGCATCTTTGGCTTCTTGATCCATGTCAGCCACAGAATATTTTGTGTACCACTTGCCATCAATCTGTTGTACACCATCAGCAAATGCTGTTTGGTATCGAGTAGGTTGTGCTTGTGGGCCTTCTAAGACTACATCAGCACCCAAGCTTTCCAAGACTTCAGGAGTTGTTGTTCCCCATGATGGGCCGCCATGTGTATGTTGATAGGCACGAAACTCGTCAATGTACATGACTGCGCCTGTTTCACGAATTCTGATTTGCATGATGATTCCTATGCTATGGCTAAGAAGATGTAGGTTGCGGCATTTGTGTTGATAGCCGCTAAAACTGCCGCATTAACAGCAAAACCTGTTGAAACTGTTGTAACAGAGCCAAGCGTTGCAGTTTCTGCGGCTGTGCTATTCAAACGCAAGTATGGGTCTGTCAATGTAGTCATGCCACGGGCTGTGTCGTATGTGTACCAGTCACCAGTTGCGTCTGTACGCTTGATGAGGACAAACCTAGCACCACCTGTGAATCCACAGTTAATGGTTTGAGTTGAGCCGTTGCCTGTGTATGAGCCTACTTTCGAAACACCTGCACAAGTGGCAAATAGGTAGGCAACATCTGTTGTGCCTGAGCCTACAAAGTTATAAGCGGGAATTGTTGTGGATGTAATTGCAGTAACAGGTTCATACCATGTGGTTGCCGCATCGGATGTATTTAACAATAAATTTTTATCGTAAAGACCTGTAGATGGATTTTTATAAAGAACAAACCAATCTCTTGCAGATGACCTAACTTTATAAATTAAAAGTTCAGGCAATGCGGCTAGATTGTGATTAGTTGTATAGAGAGCACTTTGTTCTGTATAGCAAACCTCATCAAAGAAGCTGGGGGCGCGTCTCATGTTCCAACTCGCATATCCTTGAGAACTAAAATTTGTTTGCGCCCAACTACCAAGATTTAAACCCGTGTTGGTCATTCCAAGAACACCATTAGTCACACCGCCTTCTGCATCTGTTAAATCACCAAACAAATATTTAGTAGCATTTGATGCTGTTCCAAAACCACGCAATCTATCTATAAATGTTGAATCACCACCAACTCTGTTTTGCGACAACATTAAATCAACAGGAAAATTTGTGGTAATTGTTTGTGTACTGCTGTTTCCTGTGTAAGCAACAGGCGCAAACACCTTAGTCGCATCCGTAGGCACTTTCATTGGGCCTCTACGAATGGCTATGTAGATGTAGGTTGCGTTAGGGGGCATCCCGTTACCAATTTCAAATCCAGTTGCAGTTAAGTAAAAGCCACCAGCAGGCGATGCTTCAGCACCAGATGTGTTTGGTCTAAGCAATGCACCATTTACAAAACCAGAAAACGCACCAAAACCTCTCATTGTGTCACGCAATTCCCAATTTCCTGTGGTATCCGTGCGTTTAGTCAAAAGCCATTGCGGCTCATAACCAAGATTTATAGAAGCATCACCAGAACTATTTGCTGTAACACCACCACACGAAATCACATTGTCTGTACCAGTCAGACCAAAGCCTCCTGCGTTGTGGGCAAATAAGTAGGCTACATATGTGCCACCAGATGCGTTAACAGTTGCATCAGTACCAACAGAAAAAACTGTGCTTGTGGGTGTTGTTGAGTTCCATCTTGTTGCGCCAGTTGCTACAGCGGCTGTGGAGTTTAATACCATGTATTGAGTGTTTGCAAGGCTGCGGTGATACACCTGCCAATCACCAGTTGTGTCTGTTCTCTTTACCATAATGCAAGCAGGGACAGAGCCTAGCAAATGAGAAATAGTTGTGTTAGACCCTGTCCCCGTATAAGTCACAACATCAAAGAACTTTGGTTGTTTGCGGAATGTCCAACCAACATAATCACCAACACCACCAGTTAAACTATTTACAGGCCCCCAACTTCCAATAGAGAAACCATTTGTATTAAATGATGTAATTCCCCTGTTGTCATAGGCTTGTGCATCAGTTAAATTGGATGCTTTCCAATAGCCAGCACCATTTGCTGTATCTGTAAGAATATGATTCCAACTAGCAGAAGTTCTACTTTTTATCCAAACCAACCCGCCTTTTGTAGATAAATCAATACCTTTTACTGGTAAAAATTGGTCAATAACTTCTGGAGCTGGTAATAATTGACCTATTATACGAGCCCCATCATCATTTGTTGTGTAAAATGTAATTGGACCATCTGTTATAGTACCAAATTGAACTACTGCGGAATCCCATCCAGATAAATCTTGTATGAAAAACCCACCTTCATTAAACGATGCTGTAGCATCAATACTTCTACTAATTTTTGAGCTAAATTTTTGTAATCTAATTAATAGCTTACTAACTGATGTTGCCATTTTATTTATTTATTTTTATTGTTCTTGTAATTGAGGTTGTTCTTGTGGAGCCATTTGTTCTTGAGATTGCCCTTGTTGTTGCATTTGTTGTTGTTG